GCCAAGGTGCCCTATGAGATGGCCCGTGACCCCAAGACCAACGGCGGCCAGGATACGCTTTACACCCGCCAGCGCAAGGTCTTTGCCCCCTTTGGCCTCTCCTACGAAAAGGCCAAGCAGGCCAGCCTCTCCCCCACGGATGATGAGCTGGCGGACGGGACCAACTGGGACCTGGTGCACTCCGGCGAGGCTACGGAGGCGGAGCGGTCCTACGTCAACGATAAGGTCATCGCCATCGCCCGCATCAAGTCCAAGGGGTAAGCCGTGGACGTGTATGAGGCTGTGGTGTCCCGGCTGGCCATGCTGGGGTATCAGGTCACCGAACAGGACAAGCCCGCCATCGACTACCTGACCAGCAAGTGCCGGGTGGCGCTCCTGGCCAGCATCCACCACAAGGACGTGCCGGACGGCCTCATCTACACGCTGGTGGACATGGTGGCGGGCTCATTCCTGCAAGACAAGCTGAACGCCGGGGGGCTGGAAATTGAGGGCCTGGACTTTTCCACCGCCGTTAAGAGCATCACGGAGGGGGACGTGTCCGCCACCTTTGCCGGGGCCAGTGACGGCGTTTCCAGCCCGGAGGGGCGCTTTTTGGCCACCCTGGACGGCATGGTCCACCCATCGGAGAAAATCCTGGGGGCTTTTCGGAGGTTGAAATGGTGACGCTTGAACGCTACAAGGCAGCGGTCCAGCGCCTTTGGACCGGCAAGGCCACCGTCACCGTGCGGGAGGGTGTGCTGAATGAGGCCAATGGCCGCACGGAGCCCGTTGAGCGGGTGCTTGTGGAGGGGGCGGCCTGCCGCATCTCCCACAAGACTGTCACCGCCACGGAGCCCTCTGAGGAGGCCGCCAAGACAGTCCAAACCGTTACGCTCTACATTGACCCCTCCGTGGACATCCCGGAGGGGTCAAAAATCACCGTGACCCAGAACAAGGTCACCCGTGACTATGAGCGGAGCGGCACCCCGGCGGTCTACACCGTCCACCAGGAGGTGCCGCTTGAGCTGTGGGAGGGGTGGGCCTAATGGCCAGATGGGGCAACTGCGATTATAGGCAGCTCCAAAAGCTCCGGGAAAACCTGGACCGGCTCCAAAGCGCTGACCTGGAGAAATTCTGCGGGGACGTGTCCAAAGTGCTGGCGGCCCGCCTGCTGGCCCTGGTAATACCCCGGACCCCCGTGGGCAACTACAAGACAGAGGTCAAAGTGACGGCCAAGCGGGACGGCAAGCACCACAAAAAGGGCGATGTCTACACCAAACGCATCAACCGCACCGGCAAAATGGGCGGCACCCTGCGCCGGGGCTGGACGGCCCGGACGGAGCAGGAGGCCGCCAGTCGTGGTGGGGACAGCAACGCCGAAACCTACGCCCAGGCCCTGCCCATCAAAAAGCAGGGCAGCAACTACTTGGTGGAAGTCATCAACCCCGTCCATTATGCCAGCTATGTGGAGTTTGGCCACCGCACGCCCGGCGGCAAGGGCTGGGTGGCCGGGCAGTATTTCCTCACCCTGTCAGAGCAGGACTTGAGGGCGTCGGCCCCGGCGCTCATTGAGAAAAAGCTGGAGGCGCTTTTGCGGGAGGTGTTCCGTGTCTGAAATCAGTTTTAACAGCATTTTTGACGGCGTGAGCCTTGCGGTCCACGCCGCTTTTCCTGCCCCCATGCAGGTCCACGGCGGTGAGGTCAAGCAGGGCGTCAAGCCTGGTGACTTCAACATCACGATGCCTGCCGCCAGCCATGCCCAGGAGGTGGGGCCCCGCTACCGGCGGAGCCCTACGCTGGACGTGATTTATTATCCCAAGCGGGACAATGCGGAGTGCTACGATGTGGCGGACCGGCTCACGGTGGCCCTGGGGAGCATCACAACCCCGGAGGGGGATGTGGTGCACGCCACGAGCTGCGAGTGGACCGTCACCGGCGGGGTGCTCCATGTGCTTGTCACCTATGACCATTTTGTCCGTGTTCCCCAGGAGCACATCATGATGGAAACCCTAAAAATCGAACAGGAGGGATGACCCTATGGCAAAAAATGAAACTGCGGTGGCTCCGGCCAGAACTGCGCCGGAGGCCGTCTACACCAGGGAGCAGGTCATGAGCTCCCAGCGCTATGCCAACCGGCGGGACCTGGTGAGCGTCCTGCTGGAGAGCGGCAAGACCTACACCTTGGCTGAGGTGGATGCGCTCATCAACAAATTCATGAAAGGAGCGGTGAAATAATGGCACTGGGAGGCGGCACCTGGCTGGTCCAGAACAAGGTCCTGCCGGGCAGCTATATCAACTTTTCCAGCGTTGCAAAGGCCTCCGCCACACTGTCCGACCGTGGATATGCGGCGGCCCCCTTTGTCCTGAGCTGGGGCCCGGAAAATGAGGTTTTCGCTGTTACCTCCGGGGAATTTCAGAAAAACAGCAAGGCCATTTTCGGCTACTCCTACGACCACCCCAAGATGCTGGCCCTGCGGGAGATTTTCCTGCACGCCACCACCGTCTACTGCTACCGGCTGGGGCTGGGAGCTAAAAAGGCCGCCTGTGCGCTGGCCACCGCCAAGTACCCCGGCATCCGGGGCAATGACCTCTCCATTGTCATTGCGGTCAACGTGGATGACCCGGACGCCTTTGACGTTGGCACCTATCTGGACGGCATCCAGGTGGACCTCCAGACCGTGACCACGGCGGAGGAGCTGACCGGCAATGACTATGTGGACTTCAAAAAGGACCTCACCCTGGAGGCCACGGCGGGGGCTCCCCTGACCGGCGGGGAGGACGTGGCGAACATCACCGGGGACAGTCACCAGGCTTTCCTGGACAAGATTGAGGCCTATGCTTTCAATGCCATGTGCTGCCCGGCGGCGGACCCCATCATCGTCAAGCTCTACGCCGCCTACTGCCAGCGGGTCCGGGATGAGGTGGGTGCAAAATTCCAGCTCATTGCGTGGAAACCCTCCACGGTGGACTATGAGGGCGTCATCGGCGTGTGGAACAGCGCCACCCACCCCTCCATGGACGTGGATGAGCACGCCGTGGTCTACTGGGCCACCGGGGCCCACGCTGGTGTGGCCGTCAACAAGTCCCTGACCAATGCCAAGTATGACGGGGAGCTTACCCTGGACACGGACTATAAGCAGGCGGAGCTCACGGCGGCCCTCAAGGCGGGCAAATTCATGTTCCACAACGTCAATGGCCTCACCCGTGTCCTGGAGGACATCAACACCCTGCTGACCCTCTCCGATACCAAGGGGGAGGTTTTCCAGAGCAATCAGACCATGCGGGTGTGTGACCAAATCGCCAATGACGTGGCGGTGCTGTTCAATGAGCGCTACCTGGGCACCGTGCCCAATGATGCCTCTGGGCGGTCCGCCCTGTGGGGTGACATCACCCACTACATCAAGCAGCTTGAGGACATCCGGGCGGTGGAGAACTTCGACCCGGACACCGTGAGCTGTGAGCAGGGTGACAAGAAAAAGGCCGTGCTGGTCACCGTCAACGGCCTCAACATCATCAACGCCATGGCCCAGCTCTACATGAGCGTGATTATCCAGTAAAGGAGGAGAACTAAATGCCTGACGGAGCTATGATGAACGCAAAGGACGCCGTAAGCGCCCACCGTGCGGAGTGCTTTGTCACGATTGACGGCAGACGCTACTCCATGCTGATGGCCAAGGACTTTGAGGGCAAGGCCCAGGTCAACACCAAAGAGGTCCCCCGGCTGGGCAATATCGTCATCGGCCACAAGGCTGACACGGTGGTCCTGGCCTTTTCCATGACCATCTACAAGTGCACAGAGATTTTCGATGACGTGATTGAACGGTTTATCCGCACCGGCGTGATGCCCACTTTCACCATCCAGACCTCCAACGATGACCAGGCCAGCAGCGTGGGCCGGAGCACGAAAATCTATAATGATTGCGTGCTGGACGGGGACGTGCTGCTGTCCATGTTCAACGCTGAGGGCGACTTTATCGAACAGTCCATTGAGGGCTTTTGCGATAGCTTTAGCCGTCCTGAGAAATACACCAACCCGTCCTATATGTGATAGGGCGGCATGACTACAAGGAGGAAAAACACCATGAGTAAGAGCCTGTCCGCATTTATGCGCCCCAATGTGGCGGAAATCAAAAACGCCCGCTTTGCCCCCTCCCCCCGCTTTGTGGGGGAGGACGGCAAGCCGGTGGAGTGGGAAATCCGCTGCATCTCCGCCGATGAGTATGCCAAAATCCGCTCCTCCTGCATCCGGCAGGTCCCCGTGATTGGCAAAAAGGGCCAGTACACCCAGCAGCTTGACACCTATGCTTTCCAGGCCAAAGTGGCGGCGGCGTGCACCGTGTTCCCGGACCTCAAGGACGCCGCCCTCCAGGATAGCTGGGGCGTGACCAAGCCGGAGGACCTGGTGGGCGCTATGCTCATCGGCGGTGAGTTTGATGACTACATCACGGCGGTCTTTGAGACAAACGGCTTTAAGGCTGAGGATGAGCTGGTGGACGAGGCAAAAAACTGATTTTGGACGGTGACCCGGAGGCCAACTTTGCCCATTTCTGTCTGCAAAAGTTTGGCTGGGAACCGTCCAAATTCATGAACTTGCCTGTGAAAGAGCGGGCCTTTGTCATTGCCTCCATCAAGACCCGCATTGAGGCCGAAAAGAAAAAAGAGGCGGAGCTGAAAGCAAAGGCCCGCAAGAAGGGAAAACGGTGACAGTATGGAAGTACGCATTTACGGAACGCCCAAAGAGCTGGCCGCTCTTGTGCAGGGGCTACGGCCAAGAATTGTATCTATGGCGGAGTGGGCTGAGGAAATGGCCCAAAAGTATGATATCTTCAATCAGGCAGATGCTGGAGAGCCGGACAGCAACGCTCCATCTTCTGAATGATTGAGCGAAGCGTCTTTTTCTCACCGGGGCCACCGCTGACACCGGCGGACTTGGCAATTTCCTGCTCTTTCAGCCGTTTTTTGCACTCCCCATAGATATAAATAACTTCAACCTGGGAAAATCCAAAATCCATTGTAATCACCTCCTGCTGAGAGCATACCATATTTTCGGCGGGAGGCGCAAGTGAAGCCATAACATCTTTTAGGCTCGACACTTGACAACGTGAACTATATTAGCCTAAAATGGTAGTATCACCACCAAGGAGGTATGCCATTATGGGGCTGCTGAAACCAAAATTAGACCCCGCAATAAAAGCAAAAAAGGAAAGGCCGGGTGTTCGAGCGTTTGTATCTGTGGATTGTATAGCTGGGATTCTTGGTTCCTCCAACCCTCTTTGCCAAATCTACTATCTTGATGACCGCATTGAGGTTGACACCCCGGATACCGAATATTCCATCTCCATGGAGCGGGTGAGGGATGTCTCAATTCAACGAGAGTTTTACAAGAAATCCAAAGTCACCAGCAGCATGGGCGGGGCGTTTGTTGGGGCGCTGATTGCGGGGCCAACCGGCGCTGTAATCGGCGGCAGGCCAAAGGTCAAGCAGACAGTACACAGCGCGTCTTTTTTGGTGATAGAGTACACTGGAACGGACGGCGCTTTGGAGCAAATGGTTTTTGACGCCACCTACACCCCCAAATGCAAAGACATGGCCACGATATTCCACCAGCAACACCCAATAGCAGCACAAGCTAAAAAACAGATAACCTTATGAGCGTGCCACCCTCCCCGTTGCGGGAGGGTGGCCTTTTAGTGCCCCGGAGGTGAGAACTTGGCAACAATCAAATCCCAAATGGTGCTTAATGATGGAATGAGCTCTATTTTGAAAAAAATCACCCATGTTTTAGACTTTACCATCCATTCTTTTGAAGATATGAAACGGGCATCCGGGGAGGCCTTTGACCCGGCCATTTTCCAGGCTACCTATGCGGAAATTGGCCAAATCAACGAGCAAATGGACAAGATGGAACGCTACTATATCAAGGCGGCGCAAAATCAGGACCGTTTCAACAAAGGACTGCTCACCGGCACAGGCCACGCAACCGGCCTGACCAATCAAATTGGGAAAATAGCCGCTGCCGCCGGGGCGGCTTTTGGCGTGAAACAGCTCTTTAGTCTTTCCGACCAAATGACAAGCAACACGGCCCGGCTCAACCTCATTGTGGACGATGGCGGCAGCGTGGAGGCTCTGGAGGCTAAAATCATGGCCTCCGCTCAGCGCTCCCGTGCGGCCTATCTGGACACCGCCAGCGCCATTGCCAGCATGGGAGCCAACGCCGGGGCAGCCTTTTCCGGCAATGATGAACTTATCGCCTTTATGGAGCAGGTCAACAAGCAATTTGTCATTGGCGGAGCCAGCGCCCAGGGGCAAAGTGCCGCCATGCTTCAGCTCACCCAGGCCATGGCCGCTGGTGCCCTGCGGGGTGAGGAGCTTAATTCCATCCTGGAGAACGCCCCCGGAATTGCCAGGGCCATTGAGAGCTATATGGGCATCGCTGAGGGCAGCATCAAGCAATACGCACAGGAGGGCGCTATCACCGCCGAGGTGGTCAAAAACGCCCTTTTTGCGGCGGCGGACGAAACCAACGCCAAATTTGAAAGTATGCCCATGACCTGGGGGCAGATATGGACCTCCATGCAAAACCGGGCGCTCACCGTTCTGGACCCTATCCTCACCAAGCTCAATGGAATTGCGAACAACGAACAATTCAGCACGGTGGCGGACGGGGCTTTACAAGCCTTTTCTGTTATCGCCTCTGTTGCAACGGTGACGCTTGACGCCGTGTTTGGACTGGGGGCGGCTATCGTGGACAACTGGAGCTGGATTGAGCCTATTGTCTGGGGTGTGGTGACCGTCATGGGGATTTATCAGGGCATTGTTTTGGCTCTGGCTATTGCAGAGGGCATCAAAACCGCTGCGACAACCGCCGCCACTTTCTCTGAAAACGCCCATGCAGCAGCGTTGGCTATGAGCACAGGTGCCACCTTTTCTGCTACGGTGGCTCAGTACGGCCTCAATGCTGCTCTTTATGCCTGCCCCATCACATGGATTGTACTGGCCATCATCGCTCTTATTGCCGTGTTTTATGCAGCGGTGGCGGCGGTCAACCATTTTGCGGGGACATCCCTGTCCGCTACCGGGATTATCTGCGGGGCCTTTGCTGTGGCGGGCGCTTTTATCATCAACCTCATCCTTGGCGTGGTCAACTTCGTCATCGGCATCGGTGTGGAAATTTATAACCTGATTGCGACCTTTGCCAATTTTTTTGCCAACGTATTCAATGACCCGGTGGGGGCAATCATCAATTTGTTTGCGGGAATGTTTGACTTTATTCTGGGCATCGTCCAGAGTGCCGCATCCCTCATTGACACCGTGCTGGGCACCGATATGTCCGGCGCTGTGGCCGGTTTTCGCAATACTGTGGCAACAAAGGTGGAGGAAATAGTGG